TCAAGAAATTAGTCCACTCTTGACTTCTCACTTCCCAAGAATAAAACCTATCAAAATACATTTTTTGGAACCTTAGGTTATTTTGCACCTCTGAGTCCCAATAGTGTTCAATTGCTGCATTAAGAACGTTAGCGTGTAACTTAGCGTGTATTTCATGGTTTTCATGGAAGTCATACGTCCATGCCATGTTTGCACAGGTCTCAGGCAACGCTGCATAATTAGGACACACGGTTACACACTTTGCGCTCATCGCTTCAAGAACAGAAATACAAGAGGTTTCTGGCCAAATTGACGGGTATGCAAAGATATGTGCTTTCTTTAGAGCCTCTCTAACTTCGTCATTTGAAACTGCACCGTGATAGTTGATTTGTGGATGTTCATTACAATAATCAAATAGAGGTGCAAATGCTTCATCTTTTTTATCCCAACCATATATAGAAAAACTAGAATAGACATCAAGAGTAACATCTGTGTGTTTTGTTGAAATCAAATCAAATGCTGACAATAACACGTTCAACCCTCTATGGGGGGTTGTGTGATAAATTATGTTAATGGGTTCTTTGGGTCCAGGTTTTTTATGTTCCTCAATAGGGTAGATTGCATTTTTCAATACAACACCCTTAGATGGGGGAATTCCATGGAACCATTCATACATCTGTTTCTGCCAGTTTGACACGTAAACCAAACGCCTGAATTGGTCCAAACTTTCTGGATTTGCTAGGTGTGCTGATTCTGGGTCATCTGCGGTGTCATGTAACCATAAAACTCTTGGTTTGTCTTCAAGTTCTCTGACCCTAGATTGGATGATTTGATACTTATCAAGCAACTCTACTGATACGTTCTCTTGCAACCATTTCATCATAAGTTCTGTGCCACCCATAGCATTTCCGGTGGGTGACACTTCATTAAACGACCATATATCATTCACGGTATTGGCTTCATCTAAGCCTGTCACATTCAATTCTGTCATTCATCTTCTCCATTGCGATAATTTGGTGGACCTACAGGTGGTTGGAAACTTTCATGCCTATAAGCCCGAGCGTTAGACCAACCATCATCATATCCTTCTTTGTATTTATCCTTCATTGCGTGATTAATTTTCTGTTCCAAGAAATCTTTTACCTCATCCTCTAGGGATGGTAGTAAATTCTCAGTAAGTTGTGCAACTACAACACCCCTAAACTGAATGTCCTTGTCAATGACCTTAAACATTGTTTATCCTTTTATCCATAGGTTAATCCTCTTTCTTTTCTATATAAAAATTCATCAAATTCTCTAATGGCATATTCAGCAACCATATTATCGTCGTTGTATACCCATATGGGCATTAACATTTTTTGTATTATATTCTGTCATATCACTATCAATATAAGGCATACCTTCTAATTTCTTTCTTCCGTCCCTTGAAGATTTCTCCCAAATCAAATCATTACCTTTTGGATAATTTAAGTTCCATTCTACATTTGATTTCTTTAGAAGTTTTCTTGCTTTCTTATTAAGAGGAAGTATATAACGAAATTGTTTTCCATATATCTTAGTTATACCTTTATGATCAAGAAAATCTTGTGTTAACCAATATATCCGTTCACCCTTCTTATCTTTAAAAAAGTCTGGTTCTCTTTTCAATTTAAATTGAACATTTTCATCACATAACCTTCTACTAGACCTTGGATGTATCTTTTCACCTTTATCACTAATATAAATTTGTGTCCAAATAAATCCACCATACAGAAAATTTGCAGCCTGATATACATAGCCAGGTTTTCCCATTATACCATCTGACCAGGTATAGAGAAATTGTTTCTCAGGACAATTTACTTTCATCCACTTTACAACACCAGATAACATTTGTGATTCAGAGTTTTTTGGCATCTCTGGTTTCATACACATTTTACCAATCTCATAATAATCTTTTGTATCCAAACCATCAAAAAGTTTTGCAATGGTTGCTTTGGGTTGAGTTCCCCACCCTAAAGTCAACGCACCAACCAATTCATCTTTCAAAAAACATCCTAGAAAATGTTTAGTAAGTCTGGGCATTATCTTAGAATAGTGATAAGTTTGAACCAACTCTGTAGAACCAAACCGACTTATCTCTTTTATTTCAAAATCATACTTCACAATTCCGAATCCTGAGCTTCGTTATAAAGTGACTTCATTCTCTCCTAATTTAGAACTCGATTGTCAAATGGTTGTATCTCGTCAAGGCTACCCCATATCGTTTGCATTATCGCCTCAAAATCATCTTCATCAAGCATAACCTTGTACATGCGGATAGAATGTGTTATCAGAACCGATGCAACCTCTAGGGGTGTATATTGTTCATTAACACACAAGTCCTCTGTTAGTTCGTGAAGTTTGTTGTATATGTCTTTTATGTTTTGTTCATCAGGCAACATCTTAACGTCCTCTACGAGATACAATTTGCCATGTATCCCGTTTTATTCTACAAGCTGCAATTTTATTTGAATACAGTTGGTTGTTAATCCTTACCGTTTCTAGTATCTCACGACAATATTGTCCATTTGGTTGTCTAAAGGTGGATATTGGCATAAAGTTACCATAATTATCAGTGTAGGGGTTATGCCAATTGGCTTGTCTGTGGCTTGGATTATATTCTGCTGCTTGAATAAAAGCGTTCCTCGGATAGGAACTATGATCTGCGTAACTGTTCATTAGGTTATAACCTAATAGACCACCCGCTACTGCACCAGCCGACATCAATGCCGTTTTTCTAGCTGGAGTGTTACCCAGAGAATAACCTAATGCTCCACCAAGTGCAGCACCAACAGGAATACCTATACTTGCTGAAGCACCAGGATATCCTGTTCGATATTGTTGGTACGTAGGCATATTTTGACATCCTACCAGTAAGAATGTTGATAATACCACAAAGACTTTCTTATGCAGTGAATTTTTTACCATCTAATAGTCCCGTAACTTTGTTGATTACGGCCTCCTCATATAATCTAAATGTGATTCCAGCCTCGTCAAACATCTCTAATGACCTCTTACTAGAATCACTCCATTTTTCAGTAGGCACATAGAGATCATGAACGATAACCTCTTTGATGCCTGACTGAATAATCGCAATCGCACACCCAGAACATGGTATCCATTGGGTGTAGATACGACAATCTTTTAGAGGTACACCTATCCTGGCTGCGTTGTATACAGCATTTCTCTCAGCATGGGCATACCAATGATATTTTTCTGGTCGTTTGTGTCTGTCTCTTTGTGGACGTACACCTCTTGCAAGACCGTTATATCCTGTAGATACAATCTCATTATCTGGTCCAACAATGACCGCTCCAACATGTGTGGAGGAGTCTTCACTTTTCATTGCAACGAGGTAGGCCATACTCATAAAGAGTCTGTCCCACGTTATCTCATTTTTCTTCATCTCTCTTAAACCAATTCTCTATTCCATGACCATGAGTCCACCGGTATTGATTTTCTTGGACCCAACAAGACCGACATAAAAGTATATACTCGCTTCTTGCCCGGTTGGGTGTATACCAGCGACCATAGTAGGTTGTTTCGCCTTCTCCTAACGTATAGGACCGCACTTCACCGGTATCTGTAGTACAGTGTGAACCTTCGCAATTGGGGTTATGCGTAGAAGATACACCATAACCCTCGTAGACCTGCTGTCTATGGTCGGTCATTTTACATCATTTCGTCGGCCGAGGCCTTCGGCGGGGGATGGCCAGGTGAACCTTCGGACCCACGTTTTGTAATAGTTGTACCCTGTTGAATCTCGTTTCCTTATTACCATAAAATTTTGAGACATAGTGTGATGCGGGTGTCGCTCTCATAAGGAAGCAATCACCGGCTGTTATATTAAAGTCTAACTTACTGAAGAAGTATCCGTAGTTACCCTTCCTATCCACGATTTGATAGACGGGTGCCTCACCCAGAATCGAATTTGTATCTGGACCATAGTATGGTGAGCCATGCGTGTCCATGTGTGGTTGACCTGGGCGTTTTATATTAAGCAGTTTAACAAAAAATTCACCCCGTTTGCGGAGTTCTCCTAGAAATTCAGAGTTCTTTCGCTTCTGACTTTCTTCCAACTTGTTGTCATGGGTTTCTTTAAGTTTGAAGATACAACATACAAAAGGTATATCCTTATTGCTGAGACCAATTGGACCGCTCGGTGTCCCATATGGGTCACTAGCTCGGGTTATCTTCTGTTTCACAGTAGCGAGGAATTCATTCTGGGAATCCAGACCCCCGCCTTCTAGGTTGGTGATCCATTTAATAACTGCGTTAGCTTGTCGGACTTTTACGGGAGACCGAGTGCCCTTTTCACAATTTTCTACATACTTGTCAACACGTTTTAAGACCTGACTGACAGTTGATTCTTTGGCTGGATGGTTAAATGCGACCTCTTTGGAAACATACTCATCATTGTTCAGTTCCAAGACCTCTTTGACGCAGCATAAAACGTCTACCACTGGATAGTATAATGGACAGCGTTGAGTGGGTTTAGATGTACTGGTTTTCTTAGCCATAACGACGTAATTCCTTTAAAATTTGTTC